CCGTGGCAGCTCGCACTAACCTGATGACCAACCCCTCATTCGAGGTGGACCTCACAGGTGTCACGACCGACTACGGCACCTCCGGTGCTGGCGCTCTGACGCGGCCCACCTCTGGGGGGTACGCTGGCAGTTGCTACTCGCGCATGACGTGGACCACGGGCTCCACTGCTGTGAGCGGCGGCATGATTCTCAGCGCTCTCGCCGCACTTCCAGCAGCGGCTGTGGCAGCATCGGTAAGGGTCAAGGTCAACTCTGCCCAACGGCTCCGTCTCGCACTCGGAGGTGGTGCAGGCTCATCATCGGGAGTCGCTACTCCGGTGGACGTGCCTGCTAACACATGGACGACCCTCACGCTGACCGCAACCGCGAATGGAGGCTCGGGCTACAGCCTCCTTGTCCTACCCACCACAGGCGGATTCGGGCGCAACTGGGCCAGTGGCGACACCCTCGACGTGGATGCCGTGCAACTGGACACAGGCAGCGGGGAGTTCTTCGACGGCTCAACTGTCAAGACTGGATTTCGCTACGTGTGGAATGGGACGCAGAACGCTTCAACCTCCACTGAGACACTACCTACCGATATCAGGCACACCTACACCGCAACCTCCGGCGCTGTAGCCAACCCGACGATTGCTGTTACCGATACACCAGCAGCCGGTGACGTGCTTGTCCTTATGGTTGCCACTGGCGGTGTCTCTTCGGGCATTAGCGCTGTCACCGGGTGTGGAGCGACGTGGAGTCGTGTTCCAGCGGCAGTCTCTACCAGTGGTGTCCTAGACATCTGGATCGGTGCGGGGGCAACAACCAGCGGCACCGTCACAACAACCGGGTCTGCGGTTGCCCGAAGCCTCTACGTGGCGATGGCGAGCGGCGTCACGCCCACGGCGGTAGGTGTGACTGCCTCTGGGACAGGCCTGCAGTCCTCTCCGGCACAGACAGCGGGGCAGGGCCAGATTGTCTTCGGTATGTCCTACAGCACAGATGCGGCCAGCACTGTCACGGCCACAACTCCCTCTACGGGCTGGGCAGAGACAGACCTCATGCTCGCGGCCAGTGCGTACTCGGGCAACGTCTACCGTGTCCCCACGGCCACCGAGTCTCACACCTTCTCGGTCCAACGCCCCACCGGCACCGGCTACATATCACAGCTCGTGCTGGGTGGTCCTCGCACCAACCTGTTCACAGACCCTTCTGCTGAAGGTGCTGGGCTTACGTGGACCACTGTTCTGGGTGCGAACTCTGTGGCCCAATCCACCGCGATAGCTCGCACAGGCGCAGCATCCTACGCAATGACCACGGCTTCGTCAGCCACTCAGGAATTTATCACTCCCACAGGTACGTCAGGTTTCCCTGTGGTTGCCGGTAACACCTACACCCTGTCGTTTTACTCACGCGCAGCGACCACACTCAGAACCGTCACGGCAAAGCTCGCCTTCTACTCAGCGGCAGGCGCGAGTCTCGGAGTTCTTGCTGGAGGTGGTGCCAGCAACTCAACTTCCGCCTTCACGCGCCACTCAGCGGTGGCTGTGGTTGCCCCGGCTACTGCCGCCTTTGCCTCCGTACAAATCAGGGTCAGCTCCGGCCTTTCTGGTGAAGTCCACTACTTCGATGATTTCCTGCTGGAAGAGTCCGGTATCGTAGGCAGCTACTTCAGTGGAGCCTCGACACAGACCGACTTCACCTACGGCTGGACTGGGACACCCAACGCTTCAACCTCCACAGAGACTAACAGCACCGGCAGCGCACCGATTGCCTCAGACTTCGCGGGATCGGGTGCGCTGACCACTGTCTGGAGCAACTACGTCAATCTGAGCTCAGGCTTCAGTGGCGCTGGTGTGCTTGGGACTGTCTGGAGGGATTACCGGAACCTCTACAGCGGCTTTGCGGGCAGCGGTACACTGACGACAGCCGTTATCAAGTCAACAATCATCATTGCCAGTTCCTTCAGCGGTTCCGGTGCGCTCGCCACCGCTCTGTCGAATTACAAGGAAATCAGCTCCACCTTCGCTGGTGACGGTGTGCTTGATACGGTGCGCTCTGGGTACGTCAATATCAGCACAACGTTCTCTGGTGACGGTACGCTGACGACTGCAAACACAGCACCTACTGTTCCGGCTGATATCACGAGTACCTTCTCAGGGAACGGGGCTCTTCAGGCCGTCTTTGGTTACTCGGTGCGGTTCACAACTGACTACAGCTCTGAAGGTTTCCTCTTCACAGAGCTGGGTTACGTTGTCCTGCCTGCAGAACTTGGTACAGATCCACTGGGTAAGCGCGTCAATTACAACGTCACCACCTCCGCTGTTCCGCTGAATCCAACTGAGGGCTCAGGCTCCACGCCTAGTGTGAGCGCCACGTACCTCAAGGGCATTGATCCTGAGTTGGCTTTGGGTGAGCGCAATGTGCTGACTGCAGGCAACATCGGAACATACGAGGGTGAGATTGTCAACCTCTCTGTGGACCGCGCGTCAACCAACGTCACCACCTCCATGAGCACAGCGCTCACACTGCTGAACAATGAGCTGAGCCTGTTCCCGTTCATTGATGAAGTGTCAAGCAAGTGGGCTGCAGCTCGAGCCATCGACTACTGGACTCAGCAGACTGGCTTGTTCTACGACAAGGTACCCGGTACCTGTATTGCCTATGCGTCCGCGTACGGGCACAGCACCGCGTATGGTGCCTCTACTGTCAACCACTTCTACGAGAAGCTCACAGGCGGCTCCACGGTCACCACAGTGGTCAATGAGCGCTCTGTCAGGACTTTCGGTGACGACACGGTAGGTACCACGGCATTCCATGAGGATGCCAAGGCGTCTGTGGCCTTCACGCTGTTGAAGAATCAGAAGCTTGTCTTCAGCGCTGGTATCGGCATCCGTGGTACCGGCAGGACTTCTACTGTGAGCTGGAACTTCGTTGATCCAAAGGACCGCCCGCACTCGCTGACCATCAGCGCTACCTCTGGCGGCTACATCACCACCACGGTGGATGGTGTGCTCATCACTACGGCTACTGTTGCTGGCAACGAGAACTACCGCATTGCTGCTTCTCTCGAGCAGCTCGGTTCCTCTATGGTTGGCAAACTGACCGTGCACGAGGATGACCTTGCAGGCAACGGCTCTGTGGTGTATGCAGACAGCGGTGTCATTGTTGCGTACAACCTGCCAAAGTCTCTCAGGCTCAAGAGCATCACCCACAGCACCAGCGGCGGTAGCGGCTCTGAGATGCTCCGGTGGGGTACCTACCTCACCATTGACAGCAATCACCCTAAGGGTGTACCGGCGATCCAGAAGGAACTGCTCGAGAGCACCAAGACTCGGCGGTTTGTCTCGGGCTTCCAAGGCAACGTGTGGAACATGCTCAACGAGTTCTGCAGCATTGCACGGCTTGATGTTCGCTTCGTTGGTGAGAAGCTGTTCGTTGGTCCTCGCATCAGCACACTGACTGCACCGGACGGTAACTTCAGCCAGTTCACGTACAACTCAGAACGCCGGGACAAGTACAAGCAGGTTGCTGTTCGGAACCTCCAGTCAAAGGTGGTCACGGACAACACCGCCGTTCTGTGGCGGTCTGACTCCGTGTACCAGATTGCGGCACGCGAGGTCTTTGAGACGACGGTACAGACTGACCACAGCATTCTCAACCTTGTCCAGCCTGTGGCTGTCAACGCCATCTCACCGTTCCCGTACAAGCGCGGCGGTGGCCAGTACGTTGTGACTGGTGCAGACGGTTACATTATCTCCCCCGCATGGTGGTACGACAATGGCGGAAAGGTAGAAGTTTCCCTGACTGAAAAGGAAGGCGAAATTGCTATCAAGATTACCGCGCCTGACTTGGATACCGTGCGTGCTCCGTACCGACTTTCTGAAGGTGAAGCAGATAGGCCAGCGCTCTACATTTCGGGCTCTGGTATTCTGAATACGCCTAAAGAAGTTCACGTGGGCACTGGCGCAAAGAATGCCAAAGAAGGCTTTGACAACGTATTTGAATCTCCCTTCGTTGCAGGCGTTGTAGAAACTTACGATGTGGCAATGGCAATGGCTTCCGAATACAGCACCATGAATGCTGATGTGGAATTTGAAATTCCGAATGACTTTGATACCCCAAGTCGTTTCGGAGAATTCCCAGCAGGGACAATCTTCACAGACAATGTGAGGAACTACCGCATTCAGAATGCTACTCAGACGCATTCCAAGGTTTCCGGCACTGCCGTTACCCACACCACCATTGGCGCGTTTGTTGAGTCAATGCCAGAGGGTGCCACGATTGCCGACTTGAAGGCTCGCTTCTTTGGGGCAACCATCAGGCAGTTCAATATCAAACCGTTGAGAGGTACCAGTGTCTAAGGGACATAAAGATTTGCCAACAGGCTCACAGCCGTGGGCCAACGAGGTTGACGCGGCTATGAAGCGCGTGGGTGAGTTGGAAGCCATCATCAGGCGGCTTACTGAAAATGCTGGCATTGACATGGCAAACCCAAAGCGCGGTATCAACACTGGCGACACTCCTAGCATCAAAAGGCCCGTTGGTCAGAAGGTTTCCTCTCTGGCCGACGTGTCTACCTACAATGTGCTGGATGGTCAAGTTCTCACGTGGAGCCAGCAAAAGCAAATGTGGATACCTACCACACTTCCTACCTACGGGACGCCAATACCTGAAGGTATCTGGAGTGACACGCTGGTGGACCTCAACTACATCACTGACCCCGCCTTCACAAACGGTATCGACGGTTGGACCCTTAGCTACCCGCTGACTGACTACACCTACGACACACCACCTATCGGCTACACGTGGACTAACGTGGCTGCAAGCGTCAGCGCTGCTACAGGCGGTAACAGGGGTGATAGCTGTATGAAGTTGGTTCTTAGCAACACGACTATGGAGCAGATGAACTGGGTAACCTTCGACCTGCCGGGAGAGGGGTTTGGCGCGCGCATCGACGCCATGATCCCTCCCGGTGGCCTTGGTGGAGAATCGGTCTATGCCAACGTCTACCTTGTGGACGCAGACGGTAACGATGTGCTGAATGGTACCAGCTACGACAATGTTTATATCGACAACGATGGGGTGTGGAGGACGCTCTATATTTCGGCACCTAGGATTGCGGATTTTCCCGGCGCTGTTGGACGTCGGTTGGTTCTACGTGTCGGCGGTAACGGGTCTACAACCCTCGCGGGTATGGAGGTCTACTTCGACAAGCTTGCATCTGCACAGAACAGTCAAGACTACTTTGACGGTGATCCACAGGGGGATGAGTTCACCTACGAATGGACCGGCACGCCACACGCATCTACCTCCACACGTTCTACTGTCAAGCAGATCAACGCACCGGCAACCATCACAATGGGTGAACCGTTCACCGTGAGGGGCAGGGGCTTCGCTCCCGGCGTTGAGGTTGATGTTTCTGAGTACGACTGGTACTCAGCGAATGTACTTGTGACTACAGACGCTTCTGGCGAGTTCACCACCACGCTAACCATCCCGGTTAACACAGACCCCGACAACGGGCCGGTGGCCGGTCCCGGCACCATCGGGGCTCAAGTGACTGGCCCTTACGAATACCGCCCCACCCTCAACGTCACCTTCCAGTAAGGAATCAAAAGTGTCCATCACAAACAAAGACGGCATCGTAACACCGGATGAAGGCAACACTGCTGATCCTTCTGTGTACCTTGCAGCAATGGCTGACTCAATCTCTGAGGGTATTGGCGAACGCCTTGCTCGGCAGGAACGCTACGAGGGCTGCTACCTCAACGTGCAAGACCCGTTCACCCTGACCGCTGGTGCGCCGGGACACGCACAGGTACCGCTCCCGTTCATCGTGGGGCAGGGTGTGAACTACCTCGAGGGTGATATGACCCTCAGTGGCGGCATCGTCAAGATTGCCCATGAGGGGCTCTACCAAGTCAGCGCAACGATTGCAGCCTACGTGGGAGACATGGCCACTGATGAGTACCTTGAGCTGACGCTGTTCCAGAACTGGGATAGACACAAGCAGGTTGAAATCTTTGACGATGACACCAGCCACCCGCTGACGCTGAGCTGCACCACCGTTATGAGGTGTGTGCCGGGTGACCTCATCTGGGCTTCAGGTTGCCAGTATTTCGGCAACTACGCCAACCCACCGACGCTGAATGTGAACTGGCCACTGTTCAACACACTGACCGTGACGATGATCCAAGCGTTCTGACCTGTAGATTCCCCTTCACCCTAGTTGACAAAATGTTACTATGGGTGTAGGGGAATTTTCGTTTCTACACAGGAGTTAGTAAGTAATGCCATTTGCCGTTCAGAATTATCCAGCGTGGGCCGTCTTCTGGGTGCGCATTGCGAGGATGCTGAGTTACGCATTTGCAGCCATTACAGGTGTCTCTGCAGTCCTGTTCACGCCAGCATCAATCACACCGCAAACCATTGTCATCATTGCAACAATGGGCGTCTTCGGGCTTGTGTGCTTGGTGGGAACTACGATTCAGAACTACGTCATGGAATGGATTTCCCTCTTCTTCCTAACTGCAGGAATCAGTGTTTACGTTGCAGGCCTTTGGGTAGGCGCATTGTCAAGCACCAAGTACATTGCTGCTGCCAGTCTGTTCACTATGCTCGTGCTGCTACTCGTGGTACGCCTGATTGATCTTACTGTTTACTGGTTGAAGATTGTCAAGGTTGCCGTGATTAGTAAGGAATTGGAAGACGATGACAGGTGAGCAAATTCTTCAATTCACTGGTATTGCAGCCGGTGTAATTTTTGGGGGTGGAGGGCTTGCAGCTCTGCTCGGGGTATTCGTTACCCGCAAGTTGGGAATCAAGACTGGGGAGAATGAAGCGAACCGCGACCTAAACAGTACATGGGATGCAATCGTTGAGAACCTGCAACTGCAGATCAACACACAGAGTGCGAACTTCACCGAACAGCTAAAGCTGCTCAATGGTGAAATTGGCGAACTGAAAAAGGGGCAGGCTGAAATGTCTGCCGCCTTGAACGTAAAGGAACGTCTGTTGCTGAAGGCCATCCTTCACATTGGCAGGCTTGAACTACTGGTACCTCCGAATCCGGTACCGCCGCGACCTGAAGGACTTGAGTAAATTGGCGAATGCAGAAATTGAAGAATGGCTGAATACCTTCCAAGGTGTCTCCATGAATCCAGACGGTCACTACGGGCTCCAGTGTGTTGACCTTGCCAACCAGTACGCTATGGATATCTTCGGCATTGGTCCGCGAGTAGCCATGACCGCTGTGACCGGCGCACGGCAACTGCTGGATGCCGCGTCTGATGCATACTTCGTACGGATCAACGATGCTGAAGGCATCTACCCACAGCGTGGCGACATTGTTGTGTTCAAGGGCTCCGCGATCAACCAGTGGGGCCATGTCTGTGTGTGCTTGGAAGCCCACCCTAACGGCATGTGGGTAGCTCAGCAGGACGGCTTTGCACCTCCACTCGCATGGGCTGACGGCGCTTGGTACTCCAACAAGCCAGCACACAAGGCTTGGCTTGCGTACAACAGCAACGGTACCGGCCCTGTCTCTGGCTGGCTTCGCCCGCGAGAGAACAAGATCGTTGGCTACAAGGCTCCCGCTGCTCCACCGGCTTCTGTCACCACCAACCAGCGCATCACCGGCCCTGATGGCGTTACCCGCCGCAGTGAGCCCAAGGTGAGCGCCAGCGTGGTTGACACCTTCGGTGGCGATCTGGTACTGACCCTTGGTGGCTACGTCCACGGTGAGTCTGTCACTCGCAACGGCTTCACGTCTGACGTGTGGTTCAAGGGTGGACTCTCCGGTGGTTACATGTGGTCCGGTGGCTTCACCTCCCAGAGCCTTGCAGGTCTGAAAGACCTCGCACCAAAGCCTGCCCCTGCTCCAGCTCCCAAGCCTGTTCCTGCCCCGGTGCCTGTACCGGCTGCTAAGCCTGTCCGCGTGACCGTGGCTGACGGTGTGAACCGCCGCAAGGCTGCTGACGCCAAGGCTGAGCTGATTGACACGTTCGGCGGTGACCTCGAGCTGACCATTGGCGGCTTCGTGCACTCCAGCTCTGCCAACAGCACTCCGTACAACGATGGCAACAATGTCTGGTTTGTCGGCGGCATCTCCGGTGGCTACATGCACTCCAGCGGCTTCACCAACTCCAGCACACAGGGCTTGGCTGATCTGACGGGCACTGAGCCCAAGGTTCCAGTCTCCACCGTGCCTGTTCCAGAAGTCAAGCCTTACAGCTTCACCAAGGATTTCGATTTCGTTGAGTACATTCCAGCGAACATCACCAACGTGAACGTGGGAGACTTCCCGGCAAAGCCTGCCAAAGACGTTATCCACCAGATGGGTACTCCCGGCGTGGACACGATTACCAGCACAATCAACGAGTTCAAAAAGGCGGGCACCTTCAAGAGTGCTCACTTCGCTGTCTCTGGTGACCGCATTGTGCAGATGGTGTCCCTCAAGGATCGTGCCTACCATGCCAAGACTGAAGGCAACGTCTTCATTGGCATTGAGACTGACCCGCTGCAGGATGCCAAGACGATTGCCAGCGTCCGCAAGCTGCTGCTTGCCATCAACGACAAGTACGGCTACAAGCTCGAGCTGACGCGCCACAACGAGATTCCCGGCAACGCTACTTCCTGTGGCACCTTGATTGACCTCGAGGATTACCGCGTTGAGTGGCCATCCAAGCCTGTTGTGGTTCCGCCAGTTGTAGTCCCGCCTGTCGTGACTCCACCTTCCTTTGAGGGTGACGTTATCCGCCAGTTCCTCGAGTGGCTTGTCCAGTCATTCCTGACACGAAAGAAGTAAGACAGTGAATCCCACAAGCAAGCTGAATCCACTGGCCTACATGAAGGCCATTGCCGGTGCCGTCATTGCCGGTCTGGGTGTGCTCTACATTGCTCTCTCAGATGACCGTGTAACGGCTCAGGAAGCGGTAGCCGTGGTCAGTGCCTCACTGAGTGCGTTTGCGACCGTCTGGGGCATCCCCAACGCCCCTACAAAGGAAACGGTGAGCAAGTCCACGGTCACCGTTGAGACTTCTCAGGTTCCGGTTCCAGAACAGGTTGCGGCAGTTGAAGCGCCGACACCCTTTGTCCCAGAAAACGACGCCAGAGGGTAGCGGCCCTGACCTCAGTGTTGAGCTCCCTCCAGTGGAGTACAGCGCTGAGGCAGAAGCCTTCCTCGAGACGCTCGAATACAGGTTCCCGCCGTGTGCAGGGTGCCCAAAGTAAAGTGCATCTAGCTCTAGTTCTTATCTATTATTTATATGTGGATGGACTGAAGCGAGAATAAACATAAATAACCTTTTGACTTAACTCGGTCAAAAAAGAAGCCCTTCACCACTACTCCGGTGAAGGGCTTCTTTCACTTCTGCTTACGTTTCTGCCACAGAATGAAGAATGCATTGGGTGCGATAACAACTACGCACAAGAGGAAGAAGATGATGAGCTGGCCTACTTGGTGGTCGATAGCTCTTCCTCCAGCTTCGTGATCTTGCGCTGCAGGTACCAGAGGGCTTTCTTCAAATCCTCCAGCAGCTTGCGCTTGTCTTTCTTGCCAGCGCGGCTGATGTACTTGACGGTGTTGCCAAGGTGGAAGCCCAAGCCCCAAGCTTCAATGACCTTGATGGCTTCGTAGGTGGTATCACCACCGTAGTGTGCTGGATGGACAACTGCTTCACCGTCAGACGTTTCCACAATCGGTGTAGCTTCAGGTACCCAGAGCAGCTCGAGGTTCAGCAGATCAGGGAAAAACTCATCACCTACCGGCCAGTTGATGGAGCCGTTTGTCTTGGTGATTCCGACTGTGCATGTGCTGTTGTAGAGCTCGGTGATAGTCCCCTCAAGCCCTCGCATTGACCAAGTACGGCCATCCAGCTTGTAGCGTACCTTGTCGCCAACAGCGAGTGTTTTAGATTCCGGCAAAGCTCGGTCCCTCCACGTTCTGTGCAATGTCTTCCAGCTTGTGGGAGTTGCAGAGCACAACGTAGCCCTTGCTGAGATAGAAGTCGCGGTGGTAGGTGAAGTCCTTCGCCCACACGCCGGTCTGCGTCACGCCGTTCCACGTGTCCGTGCGGACAGGAGGAAGGGAATCGTGTTCGGTCCCGCACTTTGCACAGATGAGAGTCTCTACGGTAATGGGCACTTATGCATCCTTCGGTTTGAGTAGTTCCAGCGTCGGCAGGTGCTTCAGCCTCATAGCAGCGTACCAAACTGCCACGGACAAAGCCATACGTGTGTGGCCTTTTCCGATCTTGAATCCAGCATCCTGCATCATGTGCGTGATGACCGAATCTTGGTACTTGTCCTTCTTTTCCCGCAACTTCGTTACGGTCATGTGCTGAGAGGGCTCAGGGTTTGCGTTGGCTCCCCAATGGCCTTCCCCCTTCAGCCAGCCAATGATTTCCACGCCATGCAGATCAGCGGTGAACTTGTTGCTGGCTCTCAGTGTGAAGTTCTCACAAGCAGCGTACTTGATGCCGTAGGGATTCCTGAAGGCTTCACCAATCAGTTCCTTGTAGGGAGCCTTGAAGCCGTAGATTCCCTCAGGTGATTCATGCACGTGTTCAACAGCACACGTCTCGAGGTTGTAAATCGCAAAGCCTGTTGCCAAGCCGGGGTCTATCCCCAATATTTTGGTCATACCCTTTTGAGCCTCAACTTCTCTAGAATGTCTTCCCTGCCGCGTTTCCTGAGGGAAGTCCGCATACGCTCCCATGAGGCATACCCACTACGCTGCACAATTTCTTCAAACGTGGCACCGAACCGGATCATGTCTTCAATGTCTTCGTGGAGCTCTGTCGTGCGCTTTGCCTGCAGCTCTCTGGCTGAAGGCTTACCGTTGCTCTCCCGCTTCCTGCAGTCCATGCAGCGGCGCTTGAGCTTGGTACCTCCCCTACCCCATTGGTGGTAGCGGGTGTTCTCTTCGGTTCTTACGTGACCGTTGGCGCAAACTTCGGTCACTCTTCGGCTTCCTCTTCCACCTTGCTCTTGACAGGATGGTGAACAATCAGATTGCCGGTGATTTCGATGTACGTTTCCATCAGCCCTCCAGCATGAGGGGAACCACCGAGTAGCAGCGGTTCGGATGGGTGCAGTTGATCTTGTTGGCGAACTGCTGTGCCTTGTCCTTCGTAGGGAAGGCTCGAGCGGGCCAGAAGCTTCCCGGCTCATCTAGGTACTCGTACTGTGCGAGGTACACCACAGTCTCTTCACCAGCAACCGCTGGTATGGTTGCGCTGGTGGTCACTGTGATGTTTCCTTTTCTGCTTGGTAATCCTCGAGGGGCATTGATGTGAGGTGGTAGCACTTGCACTTGTCGCACTTGTAAGAGCGGCATTCCTTCCGTGCAGAGCTAGGACTCTCCAAGGTGCTTCGCAGCATTGCCTTGGCTTCGTGCTTGTTGATGAAAGACCGTTTCGTGCAGATCATGTTCAGTTTGCTCCCCAGCAATTTGATTCAGTTGGATTGGTACTGCAGTGGCGGTGCTATGCACCCTGAATGAAGAAGTATTCGCGCGGCCCGTTCACGAGTCGCTGGCTCAGGTTGTAGATACCCCTGATGATGTAGTCACCCTGAAGGTGCTCAGGCCGGTGGAGCATGAAGCGCTCAAACTTCGGCCCCGGCTTCATCCCTCCACCGTAGGTACCGAACTTTGCCCAAGCTTCAGCGTAGTTGTCCTGAAGCACACGCTCCAGCATGGCGTCATCCACGGTGAGGATCAGGTCACCGTTGGCCTGTACTCGCCACTCTTCTTCGTAGTGGTTTTCGATGAAGGGCCAGAACTTGTCAAGCTGGCCTTGGAAGAATGCGTCGTTGCTGAGTGCAGCCGGTACGCAGTATGTCTTCTTCATGGTGTCTCCTAAAGCAGTAGGGGTACCAGCCGTTTGGCTGATACCCCTACATTACCCTTTCAGTTTTCTGTGTCAAGGCCTACGCGGCAAGTTTCTCGATTTTCGCAAGATTCGGCCCGTAGCCTGCATCTGCAGCGAACGGAACAACGTCACCGTAGGTGTCCTGTCCCGCCTTCCGCAGAGCCTCAGCGATCAGGTTACCCACCACAACCTTGTGCTCTTCAGGACAGGTCACGTAGATGGCATCGTGGATGGTTCCCATGAGCCACGCGCCGTACTGCTCGAGCTGTGGATCAAGCCACACTGCAGCCTTCAAGCAAATGTCGTTGGCAGTGGACTGTGACGTGAAGCTCAGCGCACTGTTGGTGACCTCATGCTCATTCTGCTCGGTGATGATTTCCGACTGGAAGTGCCGCCCGAACTTGGTGACGATGGAGCCACCGGCCAGAGCCTTGGCTTCAATCATCTCTCGCCATTCAGCGAACTTGCTGCCGGGGCGAACAAAGCCGTCCACCAGCACTTGAGCTGTGTGCTGATCCACCTCCAGTGCCGACGCAATGGCAGGGACGCCACGGCCAAACGACACACCGTAGACAACACCCTTCATGCGGGCACGCCACGTCTGGTAGAACTGGTTGGGATCGTCGCCGTCGTCAGCACGTGCGTGGAGAGCAGCCCAGTCAACCTTGGGCATAGCGGCACTCAGCAGAATGTCGAAAATGTCACCAGCGTCAGGCTGGAACGCGGCGATCAACCAAGGATCACCGGACTCCATTGCCATCACACGCAGTTCTGCCTGAGACATGTCAGCCGTGACCACCACGTGTCCCGGCTCTGACGGTAGCACCATCTGCTTCAAACGCTTGTCGCGGGGGATTGTGAGCATGGACGCTCCAGAGCCCCCCAGACGGCCCGTAGAGGCTGCATGGAGCTTGTAGCCGGGGTACACCATGTCACCGTGACAGTGTTTCAGGAAGCCGGTGACGTACGTGCCAAGCTGCTTGCTGATGAACCGACACTTGGTCACAGCCGTGATGAAGTCCTTCACCTCATCAGAGGTCCGTGGATTCTTCATCAGGCGTTCCATCACAGGCTTGCCAGTGCCCTTGACACGCTTCTTCCGGCTGTGGAGCCACGCGAGTACCTGTTGCGGCGAGCGGGGATTGATGGCCTGCCCCGCCACGATGGCTAGCTCAGCCTCAGCCTCATAGAGCTCAATCGTCATCTCTTCCTCGAGCTGCTGCAGGTACGCCACATTCAGCTTGATTCCACGACGCTCCACGCCACTGAAGAGCTCAGAGAGCTCGAGCAGCCACTCATATGCCATGCGCGATTCATCGTCTTGCGCGAGGTAATCCTCAAAGAGCTGGTAGAGGAACCACGTGTAGAACACATCGTAGGCGTTGTACTCGTACAGGATCGTGCGCGGGATGCGCTCGTAGCCAGAGCCGCCGCTGTACTTGCGGGCATCCCACCACGTGCCGTCTTCCCCAGTGCCCGCTTCCTTGTAGACCTTGGCAACGGTGTAGGCCTTGTTGCCTTCATCCCAGTCACCGGAACCGAAATATTGGTCAGCCAGATCCTTCAGACCGTGTGTGCTGCCTGCCGGGAACAGCGCGTAGTGAGCCAGCATAATGTCAAACCAGTTGGTTGCGCCCGGTTCAAAGTAGCTCAAGTCGAACTTGCCATTGGCGGTGATGATCTTGTTCCGGCGTAGGAACTTGTTCAGGCCACGCTCCACCAGCGGATTCTGGAGTATGTGCTCTGGGATGACCATGACAGAGCCCTGACCGCCCCAGATGGCGACAGAGATAACCTTGTCGTAGGACGGGATATCCCACTTCACGTCACCAGAGGTTTCGATATCGAATGATATCTTCTTCCCTCGAGTGTTGTTCAGGATACCCAGAACAAAGTCCAGACGCTCTTCCACGATGTACTTCATTACGGGAAGGTCAGGCTGGTTGACCAAGAGCTTCAGCGCGTCGATCATGCGCGTCATGCTGTCAGCCTTGGTGTAGAGGGAGCCCGGTGACGGTGCGTTGATTACCCGGCTACGGACACCACGAGTCAAACGCCCCAGCGCAAGCACTGGGACGTTTCTGAATGGCTCTTCCGGCAGGGGAATGAAGCTGATGGGCTCAGTGATGCCAGAGCGTTTCTTGGCTTCCTTCAGGATGGCCATTGCCTCTGGCACCATCTCTGTGGAGCTGTAGAAGTAGCTACGCAACGTAGTTGGCCTTGACCCAGTTTCCAGCTTCCTGCCACGTACTGGCTTCGTGCTTGTTGATGTAGGTTGCCTCACCGTTCAACGGGAGCACAACACCGACTTCCCAGAGTCCCTCTGGATTCCTGTGAATGTATACCTTAGACGTTTGCATGTGCCCTGCTTATCTCCATAACGTAGGCGGGAGTGATGTTGTACTGCTGTGCCAGAAGCACCGGATCAGCGTCAGCGCGTAGCGCAATGACGATGGCCTGCTTCTCGGTCTGCTTGAGGGTCTGAGCCCTGATTCGGGACGCGAGCGGTGCCCCGCCCGAATTGTAGTAGCTTGAGTAGGCTATACCACACAGGTAGCTTACACAAGCCCACGAGGTACCACTGTCCAGCGCGGTCTTCACCATGCCGCTGGAAACAGTCTCATCCCTGAGACGCTGCTTCCGCAGATGGATGAGTGAAGGGAGAGCCTCAGGCTCGAATCGACCACCCTTGCCGTTGCGCGTGAGTCCGTGGCGGGACAGCTCAGCGGTGTGCAGGCGCACACACTTTGCGATCTGCGTCAGGCTGAAGATGCCGTAGCGGTGGAGGTCTTCAGCGTAGGCAAGCTTGGTCAGCCTGCCTTCGTAGAAGGCCTTGCGCCAGTAGAATTCAGCTTGAGTCAAGGCTTCGAGATGCTTGTCTTCCACTAGATTCCCTCCACGGCTATGAGCGTCTTTGTCTTCTTATTTTTTGAGAATACGATCTGCCCTGCTTCTTCGAGAGACTGCACCAGCTCAGTGAACTCACGCGCCTTCATCTCAGCGTTGAAGAGCCGGTAGGCCGGTTGCCAGCCAAGCTCTCCACCCTTGCTGAAGATGGCTTCCATGAGCTTGTCCTGACGGCGCTTCCAGTTGGATTCTGAAATACGCTTGGTCATCCCCACCAGATGCTCAAACCACTCACCGCAGTAGTTGATGGCCACCAACATGTGCCGCAGCTCCACCTCATCACACAGGTCCACCATTGCCAGCAGCGTAGCTGCCTTCAGGATCGACGTGGAGAGACGCGCGGTAGCAGCGGTCAGGATCGTGGCCTTGGACTGAACCTGAGCAGCGTCCAGAGCCGCCGTGATGAACACGTTGTAGCGCTTGTGTGCTGCTTCATTCATGGGTACGGCAATGGTGCGTTCCGTAGGATCATTCCAGTCTGTCCAGACCTCACGTGCGTGCTTGACACGCTCCATGAGAGCAAGGAAGGCAGGATCACCCTTCGTGCGCTCTGTCTTGTCCATCTGCCCGATGTAGTCAGTCTCAGCCGTACGCTCGAGAGGCTCTGCCGATACCCAGATGAACCGTGTCAGGAAGCCTGACTGAAAGTCGTCTTCAGTGAGGTAATCCGCGAGCTGTTCCTTGATGCCCATTGCAAAGAGGTTGAGCGCCACGCGGGCACCCTTGCGCCTTTTATCCTTCTCTTCACCGGAAGCACGCAGCTTGCCAGTAACCTTGCCGTCGTAGATTTCCGTGAGTTCACCCTTGATGCCAGCAAGGTAGGCCTTGCTGTCAAGCTGCTTCATCAAGCCCTGAATCTCATCAATGTGGAGCAGGGCCGAACGGTTGGCGTTGGTACGCAACGCTTCATCCAGACCTTCAGCAGTGAACTTGGAACCAAGATCGTAGTTGAAGCCTTCAGCTTCCAGAGCCTCAACGCACTTGAGCATGAAGCCCTTGGCAGTGGACTTGCGTGAAAGCGTGGTGGAGCCCAGCACCATGAACCAAAGATTCAGTGGCACCTCTCCCCAGTGCGGAACAGCATGACCAAAGTCAGAGAAGACCGTGGACAGGACGGTGAAGGCACCGGCTACGTTGTAGGCATCCGGCGCGTCAGATTTGCTACGGGTCCAAGCAAGGTAGTCATCAATGAAGCAGGGCTCGAGGTTCTGTTTCTCATCGTCTGAAAGGAAGTCAAAGCCCTTGGACTTTGGCTTGGGAGCAACGGTGACAATTTCGTCTTCGTCATCCTCTTCTTCCTCATCCTCTTCAAACTGGCCATCCTTCCAACGCGCACGCTGGATATCGCCCCACAGCTTCTCGCCGGGGTTGTCAACACCGTCTCGCTTCCACTTGTTCAGCGGTGAGCGCTCTGCAATGGCGTAGACCTGAGCATCAGTGGCACCCATACGCATGAGCTCTGTGTAGAGCGCGTACAGGGCTTCTGAGCCTGCCGATTTCTTGGGGAACGCTGCAGTCTGGAGAAGCCCCTCGAGCCGTGTGCTTGCAGGCAGTTCGCTGAGCACCTTCCCGTAGGACGGCATCTCATCCTTGGGGAAGGGTGCAAACTCCATCGTGTACTCAGGAACGGGAGCGTAGTAGCTCTCGAATTCTTCCTGTGTGTACGTGACTCCGGTGTACTCCACCGTGACTTGGTAGACCTCTCCAGTCTCTCCCACGTACTTGGTGTTGGTGGTGCCGGGAACTCGCAAGAGCTTGGTGGCGCTCCAGCCGTCGTCAAAGCCCGTTGTCTTCTTCGGGTGTGCTACTGAGACTGAGTGCGAAAGCGTTTCGGCAAGCTGAGCATCCTCCATGCCGTCAATGAGCCAGTACACGTGTGTCTTGTTCGGAGAGGTCCGCACGATGATGGACGGCTCACAGTGGAGGTCTTCAAGGTTGAAGAGGTCAGCGTCACCGTAGACTACCTGACACGTGTTGGCGAGCACACGACGCCGTTTGTTGGCCTTGAAGAGTACGGGCGGGAAGTACACGTCTTCGTGGGTGTTGCGCTCAACGTACTTGAACAAGTCATCAGCCTGTTCCGGCCATGAGAAGAACTTGTGATTCTTGAGTTGGTCATTGTTCATGCGGGAAATGCAGACTTGCCCCTGCTGCTCTCCCCAGACCGTCTCAAGAAAAATGCGGTACTCGGTCATTGGGCTCCTTTCGATCCAATCTCATAGCTTACCAGATGATACACATTCTGTATCTCTGGAGGTAAAGAGAAGGCCAGCCTTTCGACTGGCCCTCTCAGTGTGTTTTACGGCCACGTGCCATTCTCTGTGTTAGCAGAATCCTTAGAGGCTGAAGCCGTCTTCATCGTCAGAAGTGGCTGCAGCGGCCTTGCCCTTGGCGGGTGCCTTACCCTTTGCAGGGGCACCGGCCTTCGTGGTGGACTTGGCGGGAGTCTTCCCAACCTTCTCGCCATCCTTTTTGCGACCGGCGAACCGGACCTTGGCCCGCTTGAGAACGTTGCCCTCATCGTCGGTGGTGCCCTTGTAATCGTCTTCGTGAACGATTTCGATCTGAATGACCTTGCCGATCAGGTCATCAGGATCAGGCAGGGTGTACTTGCCGGGCTTTTCCTTGGTGGGAACCGGCAGACCCGCAGCGCGGGACAGAGACATGATGTTCTGAATGGACGCCTTGGTGATTGCAATGTAGTCCCACTGCTGTCCCTTGAAGGACTCATCCACGGACTTGTACTTCACGAGGTACTGCTTGTTGCCGTTGGACGTTTCCAGCTCATCGTCCACGTCATCAATCTCCACCGTGTGCCAGCCTTCATCCACCAGCTTCCGCGTGGTGTCAAGGTCTTCGGCAGTAAGGTCAAATGTTTCGCGCTCGTCAACAGACACTATTTAGTGTTCCTTTTTTCGTGGTTTTGTGGTTTGTGGTTCGTGGTTCTCTGGTTGAAGCTGAGCCTTACGCGGTGATAGCCGCGT